ATGGTTAACCGTTGGAAAACTCAACGAAAAATAACATACGGGTGTGCCTTCGGCCTGTGCGTTGCACTGGCAGCATGCTCACTTTTCTCGGTTCCTGCGTCTGCCGTCCTGTTCCAGTCGCTTACCTCTGCTTCTGCCAGTGACTACCTCGTCAATCACGACGGCATCTCGTGGGTAGCGTCGAACGGTGTTGCGACTGCCATGCCACTGGTCCCGGGACAGGAAGTGGTAGGCGGTGCGGAGGGCACGTCGTTCCTATCCCAGGGCCCCGCGAGTTACGATTCCCAGCAGGTATTGGACGCTCGCTCCATCATCCAGTTCCAGAGCGAGAAGGCTGTCAAGTGGGAACGACTCGGGACCATGTACGACTCGGTCGCCATGTTCGGGATGAACGCCCCGCTCGATGACACCTCAACCACCTGTTCAACCGGGTTCAACGTCACCGGAACAAACGAGTTCGCCACGCAGTTTGCCTCGACAATCGGAGGAAGCGGGGAATATCACGGTCTGAACGTCGTGACTCAGCTGGACAGCGAGACCCCCGACACCCTGGATAGCACGATGGCCATCCAGGGTAAGGGCGGGTCCGGGACAATCGGGTTCTCTGCGACGTCACTGATCGGCTTCGCGAACACCACACAGCCCATGTGGAAACATGGCGTGGACCAGCGGATATCCGGTGGAGGAGCGACGTTCAGCATCGGGAAGCAGACCAAGTGGCGGTCGTTCATGAATATTTTCAACAGCACGTATGAGGAGCAGACCACCCCCGCAGCGTGACGGGGGATATAAATATCGCGTCTTTTCGAAAAGAGGCTAACTGAATGGTAGCATTTGACATTACAATGATTCCCCAGACCGTCATCGACGCCTGGTGGGCACTCATCCTCGCGGTGGTATTCGCCGCGACTGCATATCTCCAGAAACTCGGCAAGGACGAAGCCGTTGAGACTACCAAGGAGGTCATCGATTACTTTGATCCCACGGTCAAGACCTCGACCACGCCCCCGGCTGTGATCCCGGCACGGACCTACCAGATGAGCGACGTGACAAAGCGGTATCTCACGTTCGATGAAAGTCCTGCCGACCAGATAAGCATCCTTGAGCAGATCGCCAAGGCCGAGGAGAACGGGCAGGCAACGTATCGCATCACCACCAGCCAGGGCTGGTATGACATTGAGTACGGGCTCATTAAGGCGTCAGGCAAGGGAGCCAAACCATCAACTCCCTGATTTCCATGATTGCCGCTCATCTGTTCAGACAGCGTGCTGGTTCACTCCCGGCGGGCGGCGTTTCCTGGGGAGATCTGCCCCAGGCTCTGCGAGGATCAGCTCACTTCGATGCATTGCTTCATGTTGTCAACAAGGCATTTACCCGACCCATATCACCAATATACCGAAATAAGCATTCATACGACCCTTCCATAACCACAACCACAACCACGACCAGAACCTCAAGTAAGCCGGGTCACACCGGCATCCTCGCATAATCATGACACTACCCGCCGTTGAGGTGAAATAGATGGCGAGGGCGTGCACCATCTGCGGGCACCCGCACCGCTACGACATGGAACGGATGGTCTGTTCGGGTATCTCCGTTCCCAAAGCCGCTGCCAAGTACGGAGTTACCCGGGACTCGCTGCGGAGACACGTGATAAACGGGCATGTCTCGAAACACATCCAGAAAGCCAGGGATAAGTTGGAAACCGAGCATGTCAGGACCATGCTGGAGAAACTATCCGACCTGGAAGATATGGCACTCGACACGATACAGAAAGCCAGGTCGAAGAAAGACCTGAAATCGACATGCTCGGCTATCAGGGAGTATCGGTCGACGCTGGAACTATCAGGCAAAATCACCGGGGAATACCGCCCCGGTGTCGACATCACCGGGAAAGACGGCGGACCAATACGAATAGCGAAGTCAGAGGATTTATCGGACGATGAACTCGCAGATATCGCGACAAGAAGCAGCAGCTGAACTGCTCTCGCGGAGGAAGGCACGGAACGGTGTTGTAGAGTTCACCCGGTTTACCAAACCGGATTACGAGGTCAACTGGCACCACGAGGTCGTCGGGAAATACCTGGACATGCTGGTCTCCGGCGAGATCAGACGCCTCATGGTGTTCATGCCGCCGAGGCATGGTAAAAGCGAACTCGTATCACGCCGTTTGCCAGCGTATCTGTTCGGGAAACGCCCAGATGCATCTATCATCTCATGTTCATATTCTGCTGACCTTGCCAGCAGGATGAACCGCGACGTTCAGCGTATAATCGATTCTCCTGAATATCACAGGGTATTCCCGGAAACAACCCTGAACTCAACGAACATCCGCACGACTTCAAGAGGGAACTATCTCCGGAACTCGGACATTTTTGAAATTGTGGGGAAAACGGGTGTATATCGTTCTGCCGGTATAGGCGGTGGAATTACCGGAATGGGAATGGATTTTGGGATTATTGATGATCCCATAAAAAATAGGGACGAAGCCATAAGTCACACATACCGTGAGAAGGTCTGGGAATGGTATACGTCGACGTTCTACACCCGGCTGGAGAAAGGTGCCAGCCTCCTGCTCACCATGACCAGGTGGCACGAGGACGACCTGGCTGGGAGGATCCTCGCACATGCCAAACATACCGGAGAGGAATGGACGGTTATCAATTTCCCGGCAATTGCCGAAGACCAGAAATCTCCCGAGGACCCGAGAGAACCAGGAGCCCCACTATGGCCAGGGAAATATACCATCTCCCAGCTGGATGAAATCAGGAACGTCCTGGGGCTATACCAGTGGCTGGCACTCTATCAGCAGCGACCTACTCCGATAGAAGGCGGAATGTGGAAATACGAGACTATAGATGCCAACCGTGTCCAGAAAGCACCGGATAACCTGATACGAATATCAATCGGCGTCGACCCGGCGGTATCGTCAAATGACGGGTCAGACGAGACTGGTATAGTTGCTGCGGGTATCGACCCGTTCGGGCATTTTTTCGTCCTTGATGACGCCTCGCTGAAAGGATCACCGCATGCCTGGGGAGTGGCGACGATCAGCGCTTACCATACCCTGGTTGCCGATGTGATTGTAGGCGAGGTCAACAACGGCGGGGATCTGATCGAAGCGAACCTCCGCAACATCGACCGCAACATCCCGTATAAAGCGGTGCATGCATCCAGGGGGAAACAAATCAGGGCGGAACCGATAGCAGCGTTATACGAGAGCGGCCGGGTCCATCACGTCGGGATATTCCCGAGACTTGAAGACCAGATGTGCCGCTGGGTCCCTGGGGAGAAATCACCCGACCGGATGGACGCTCTTACGTGGGCCCTGTGGGAATTATCAGAGAACACCCATGGCGGTGCGGTCATCAGTGACCCGATTCTTGGTGGAGATACCAGAGGCAGTATACCGGGGTTATAATCATGGCACGATTAAAACAACAGCAACAGAAAGGACAGGCACAACTCGCAACGCAGGAGACCGGTGTCGTATGGGTATCGTCAACAGGAGTGACCTGGCAGGAAGAACAAATCACCGTTGAAAAACTCAGGAAATACAGTAATAACGTATACGGGGCGGGAATTGCTCATAAACAACGGTTGCTCATTTTCACCGGTCAGCCGAAGGTAACAGTCAAGGACGAATCAGGAGACGTCGACCAGGACCTCACGAACACCCTGACGACGATGGGGATTCATCCTGATGTCCTGCTGGGTTCGTTGATGTATCAGGCGTGGGAAGATATTTTTTGGTATGGCCTGTCAGTTTTCAATCCTATCTGGGACTGGGTAGACGGGGAATACCGCCTGATGAAAGTCCGGCATCTGACAGAGAACCCCGAATCGTTCACGTATCCTGCATTAACTACATCAGCATCAATCAACCAGCCAAAGAACCTGTTTTTCCAGGGTATCGTTCTCGGTGAAAACGACTCTGTCGAATACTGGCAGGTACCCGATATCGGCAACAACCCGGTAAAACTCGCACCGGAAAACCTGTTCGTTGTCACTGACCCCGCGAAATCACCGCTGTCAGCACAACCCACCATTCTGCCGGTAGTAAAAGTAATCGCGATGCTGGATTACGTCTGGCAGGCACAGATGCAGAAATGCCACCGGACAGGGGCCCCGCTGTTATTCATCCGGATTAAAACACCGAAGACTTCATCTCAGCTCGGCGGCCAGACAGGAGATGTCGAATATGCAAAACTCGTCCTGAAGAACTGGGGTAAGAATACCGGGTATGCCCTGCGTGAGAATATGGAACTGGTCGACCCGTACCTCCGGGACACATCAGACAACCTCGAAACAATCGACGCCCTGAACAGACTGGTCCTGTCTCATTTCTCGCCATCGTCGTTCATTGCAAAAGATGGCACGCTTATCGGCGGGTCATCTGCACCCGAACAGGAACTCCTGATATCATACGTCAACGGGATCCAGTCATGGCTCGAGTATGCATTCAACCGGCTGCTCCAGGTCTACCTGGACGCCAATGGATACCAGGGATACACGGTCTCGATAGACCTGCCGGATCTGAAATTCGACCGGTCGGAACTGGAAATGAAACAGGCCGAGGTCGGAGACAGGATGCAATGTCTGACCCTGAACGAGAAGCGGGCACTGTTGCATCACGAACCCGCAGACGAAGAGAAACAAGCGGCTATTCAGGCAGAATATGCAGAACGGGCACCCATCGCACAACCCATGCCGTTTGGGAACACAGGCGTCGGGCATACCCACGACCACCACAACGTTCGGAAACGGCAGGGTACGAGCATAGCGAGGATACGACAGAAAACCACCCGCGAGATGCAGGATGCATATGACCGGTGCAGAGACGATATCCTGAAAGCGATAGAGGGCCTGTGAGATGGCCGTCCCGGAAAAAGTAATGCGGGATATCACCCAGGCGCTGGGCAGGCTGGATAATGAATTACAGGAGGCACTCATCGATAACGCGGTTGATGCCTACATTACGGGAGAAGTATCGGGATACGAAAAACTGGGACTTGATGTTGCATGGAACCTGGTCTCGTCGCACGCCATCAAGTACGTCAAGGAATACCGGGATGACCTTGTCAAGAAAGGCGGGTCGATTGTCACGGTCAAACTACCGGACGGAACATTCACCAAGGAATTCAAGGACTGGTTTTCGGCATCCAGCGACCAGCAGCGGACAGAGGTATCGGATATCATCGAAAAGTGGATTGAAGAAGGCGGGTCCATTGGCGGTATCGAGGGCCCCGAAGGACATATGCCAGGATCACTCGCTGAAGAATTATCGGAATATTTCGATGGCCGGAAAAGCCACGCCGAAATGGTAGCGAGGACAGAGATGGGCAGGATCAGAACCGAAGCCGAACGGACGAGGTATAAGGAAACCGGCATCGAAAAACTGGAATGGATCACTGCTGATACTCCCTGTGATATCTGCGACCCGCTGGACGGCAAGGTGTTCATGTTGGAAGACTGCCCGCCAATCCCGTTGCATCCTGACTGCGAATGCGACACGTTACCGGTTGCTGACGATACGCCTCTGGATGATGATTCCCTGGAGGCCGAGGAATAATGTGGGGCATCATACCACCGCCTGATAAACTACCCCTTGCTGTGTTCCTGGGGCTGCTGATGATTCCGGTCTTGTATGCATATCGCTGGATTATTTTGAGGATAGTGGAGAGACGAGCATGATACCGTTTTGCGATGGAGAAATCAACGAAATGCGTAATAATTATGAAGAAATGAGTTACGGCGAAATTGCCGCTCTTCTGAATTCGAAATACCATGACAGGAACCAGGGCAAACGCACCCGGCAGGTGGTATATCAGTTCCTGCAGTCAGATACCGAGAAACCCGTGCGGAGACAGATCAAACTACCGAGGAAAATCAACGATATGCTCCGGGACCGTGGACTCTCTCCGGAGCAGGTGATCATCTCGGCACTGACGAAACCCATCCAGCAGGAACCCCGGCATCAGAAACATCCAGGAAAATCGTCATAAAAATTCCCATTTATAAATAATCCCGGGCGTCCAATAGTAGTATGCCCTGTCCGACCGGGAACGATTCAGACCAGGTCAGGGATATTGTCCCGGGATCTGATGAGTCCGGGGAAACACAGACACTCTCGTTTTCAAACGTCGCTGTCGTCCAGGATGATACCCATGAGGTTATCCTGCAGGGACTGAACCAGTGGCTCCCGACAAAACACCCATGGGTGAAATCTGGGAAGGCGTTCTATGCGGTGAAGAATTTCAAGGGCACTGAAAACCTGTGGGATTCAGTACCGTTTATTTTCGTACCACCCGGGATGAAACCACAGCATCCGGTGAATGCAAACCTTGCCGGAAACCTCAACGCCGAACTAAAACGCATCGGCGGCAGGATAGGCGGAAATTTCATCCAGACCAGAGTGGTCACGTCGGGAACACCCCGCCTCGCTTCTAAAATCCAGTTCACTGATCCGGAAGCGAAGCGGCTCTACGAGGAAGGCAAACTCGAACTCTCAACGGGCTTCGATGCCGAACTCTACGAAAACGGGTTCCTGTCCGGGAAAGTGATTCCCAATCATGTCCTCGGGTATGTCCCTGAAGGATCAGTTGAACAGAACGACCCGAAAGCGATGTTTCTCAACACACAGGAGAACGGCGAGACAATGGCAGATGACTCGGAGATGAAGGGGATCCTCTCGAAGATCCTGACGGTCCTTGAGAGGTTTGGGCAGGGACAGGTCCCTACCCAGATCCAGAATACTGGTGACAAAATGACAGAAGAACTCACAAAGAAACTCGAACTGGCAAACGCCGCTATTGTCGAGAAGGACAAGACCCTCTCGGCAAAGGACACAGAGATTGCCGACCTGAAAGCCCGGGTAACCTCGCTTGAGAATATCAAGGCGGAGTCCGAGAAGCGGGAGAAGGACGCCCGGTGGGCTGAAATCAAGAACACCCTGCCGAAAGGGGCATGCCACAAGACCGAAGACGAAGCGGCACTCCGTGAGCAGTGGGAGAAGGACCCGTCCGGGTTCGTCCTGAAAGCACTGCAGCTGCAGAATACCAAACCGGAAGGCACGAAGAAGGAAGGCGTCCAGTTCCAGAATACCGGAGATCCGGCAGTGACTGACTCTGATCGGCTGGCGAAACTCGGGATACCGTCACTCACGGTAATGGGAGGTGCTGAATAATGACAGCGGGAGACCTTCGGGGTGAGGAAGTCGTCATCATTGAAGTCACGTATGGCGCTACGGTGACAGTCGGACAGGCTGTCCACATGGAATCTGATGGCAAGTGGGACCCTGTCGCAGATGCAGATACCGGTAAGTTCGGTGTCGCTCTGAATGCCGGTGGAGATACCGAAACCGGCCGCGTTGTCATCTGGGGCCGTGTAGAAGCGACCAACGGGAACACCACGACAAGTATCAAGAAAGGTGCATGCGTCATGGCCGGGGCTTCAGGAACGATTGTGACCACTGACCACGGTGCAATCGGTGAGAACATCGGTACTGCGATGGAGGAAATCGCTGCGAGCACTGCAGGGACTATCTGGGTCGGACTGGTGGAGTGAGTAACATGGGCGGAACAATCACAGCAACACAGATCAGCGGTTCACTCGATGCAAAGAACATCGTCATGGACGTTCTCAACCAGATGAACGCCTATTCGAACCTGAACGCCATATTCCAGAAAGTACCGGTACCTGAACTTACCGGTACCGTCCCGGTTTCAAAACCAGGAACCGTTGACGAGGATGTAGGCGAGGGCGAATCTACCGATATCAACGGCGGAGACTTCGCATACGTCAGTTTCGACCTGAAGAAAGACAGGAAGAAACTCGCACGGACGGACGAATCCCTGTATAAATCAAAGGTCGGCGACCCGCTCGGCCCGCAGAAGATCCAGGCGGCGACTGAGCTGGCACAGACCCTCGACAAGAAGATCATCACGGCACTCGAGTCCTCGCCGCAGACCGGGGCATGTTCGGGTGTCTGGTCAACGGTGACCAACTCTCCGCTGAAGGATATTGCTACGGCTGTCAAAGCCATCCTGCCATACCGGGCGGATTGTGTGATCATGCCGGGAGATGTCCATGCAGCCTATCTCGCGACCAATGCCATTGCATCACTGTCAACCGGGAACCCGGCTGCATTCACTGGTGCGGTCGGTATGATCCCAGGCTGGAACATCCCCATCTACGTGGATGACAACGCGACGGCGAAGACCGCTATCGTTGCATCAGCCTCGGGATACGGTGCACTCATCGGTAACGGACCCGTCAACGTCCGCGACTGGGACGAGGGCGGCAGTGGGATGCACATCTACCAGATCGACCTCTGGCGTCAGGTGAAATCCGGGATCTTCAAGACCTCGGCAAGCCTGAACAAGACGGCGTATGTTCTGACTGCAGCCATCGCCTGATACCTTTTTTTTGAGGTGACGGCGGTGGACATAGTAGGCAAACTTCAGGACCTGTGGTTCAGGCATCTTCGTATCGATGAGTTCGAGGGGATTGATCCTCTCAACAAGGACGAAGACTGGCAAAAAGCGACCAAAGACACGGTTCTTTTTCATTGGCTACTGAAGAAACCGCTTCGATATGCCGTCAAGAGCATCAAGGTCCCGGGTTCCTGGCTAAACCAGTTAACGGGGAACCAGCGGATTCTATATGAACTCATCAGGGACGAGTATTTCGCACGCGAGAAACAGGAATGGCGCAGGGATACCCTCAAACCGCTGTTCGAATACGGGCTCTGTCTCTACGGGTTCGACAACAACTATACCGAAGTCCTGGATTACCTGCTCCATCTGGTAATCGAGAACCGGGAAAAGTTCGTGTTCGACCGGAACCTGATCAACCCGGACAACTGGTATCAGGACGGCCGTGGAAGAATCGAGTTCGACCAGAACAGGCGATTTAATGTTCTCTCGCAGACCGATACCCATCTGGTATCAGACCAGCCTATCAGCAGTTGTGTGGTCTCGATTGTAGGGAAAGACGGGCTGAACGGGCTGCATTATGTCGCACTCGACCTGGTGAAATTCGAAGTCCCGTATCCAGGGATATACGTGTATCCCATCCTGGCAAGGGGTCTGACTGTCCTTGAAGTCGCACCTGCACTGATCAAGCAGGAGGCGAAGACCGAATGACAGTCACGTCTTCAACCATCGCCATTGTCAGCGGCGGGCGTATACCCTCGATGACCTCAGACCAGTTCAACTATTATTCACCCATCGCTCTTGCGATGCTTGACAAGGATAATCCTGGACTCCCTGCAGTGATCTATGACCGCTGCCATGCACTTCTCGTCTGTCATCTCTACACGGCTGATGTGAAAGGCCGGCTGGAATACAAGAGCGAGAATGTGGCCGGTGACTGGTCTTATACGAGGGACCCTGGCCTGACCACCTATCTCATGCAATACCGGCAGATAGTCGAAGACTACCAGGCGTTTGCTGTCCTTCCGGCTGAAGGTGTTGACCGCTGTGACGCTGCGATGGATGACCTGGCACTTGACGGAGTTACCCAACCGGATTATTCCGAGATGGAGGATGACGTGTTGTGATCGATGACTGGTTCATCCATTCGGCAACGGTAGAAACCGGGGAAACACTCGGATCGACCGATGACGATTTCGGTGTGAAAACCACGACGAAAACAACGGTTACGTCAGCCTGCAGGTTCGTTAATCCGAAAGGCGGTGTGAAGGTTTCAGAATCAGGCGAGAGGTTCAAATCGCTCCCGCGATGTCTACTCCCGGCCACTCTGACCACGGTCAAAGAAGGCATGAAGATAACCGGACTGTCTGCAGGGTTCACGAAGACCTACAAGATTGCCAATCCGCCGCTGATGGTATATGCCGGTGACGATATCAGTCATATTTCCTGCGACCTGGAGGCGGTGACGTAATGACTCCGGAACCGTTCGCGTCTGATATCGAGGCTATCAAGACGATATCGCTGGTCACCCAGAATGACGTGAAACATCTGAACGAATCAGTTCAGCGTTTCCTGTCCCAGATGGAAAATCACGAAGGCCGGATCAGGTACCTTGAAATCAACGGTGCAAAAATCTCGCAGAAAAACGCCAGCGATATCAAAGACATTTCTGCAAGAGTTGACTGTTTGGAAGTCGGTGGGACCAAGGTCGCACAGGACAGTGCATCCGAACTCCGGGAACTGTCCCGGAAAATGGACACATGCCAGGAATTCATTGACGGACACAAGGCAGCTTCCGAACAGACCACCAGGTTAGCCGCGATCATTGCTGGAATTGTCTCGATTGTAGGGACGCTGATAGGCACTGCAATTGCAATCTACGCATGGGGGCGGCCCTGATGGAAGTCTCGGCACAGATACAGGGCATTGACGAACTCCGTGAGAAATTGCGGTTGCTTGGTGCCGATGTCCACAAAGAACTGGTCAAGGCCGGTAAAAAAGGGATGGAGATTGGCATCGAAGCGGAGGCAAAAAGAATCGTCAGGAGACGCACAGGTGATTTGAGCCGGTCGCTGACCACCGAAATTCTAGACGAGGATGCTGATGAAATGCAGGTGGCCACCGGCACGAACAAGAAATACGCCCCGTATCTCGAATACGGGACGGGTATCTATGCCGAAAACGGTCAGGGCAGGAAAACCCCATGGGCATATGTCAACGAAGATGGCGAATTCGTGTTCACCCGGGGCAGCCATCCATATCCGTTCATGCGACCGGCAGTTGACAAGGGCAAAGAGACCGTCGGTGAGACCGTCGCCCGGGAACTGGAGAAAGCCATCGCGAGGTATACAGCGAGGTACATGAAGGTATGACCAGGATAGACGCCGCTGTCAGAGCGAAACTGCTGGCGGCCACCGCAGTCACAACACTGGTATCGACCAGGATCTATACCGACTTGCTGCCTGATAATGTAACCCTGCCGGCAATCTCGGTGCATCCCATCACTGACCTCGAAGACGAGAACATCCCGGATGCGATGACTGCCAGGGTGCAAGTATCCTGTTGGTCGAACCCGGTTGTCAGTGGCGGCCAGCGGAGTCCCAGTGAACTTGAAAACATCGCTGATGCTGTTGAAACGGCGTTAAGCAAAACGAAATTCGAATGGATCAACGAGACGTGGACGATAGGAACCAGGTCGTATATCGTGACCGGGTGCAGGGCGGTGTCCAATGCCAGGATCATAGACGACCCGTCAGGGTGGCTGCATAAACCCGTCGATTTCATTCTTGAATTCAGGAGGTAACGATGGCGAGAGCAATCAAACAGACAGAACAGGACAACTGGGAGGACAGAGCCGGGGAGATGATCTGTAGGACCTGCATGTTCTACGTCCCGAAGAGAGGCGTTATCGGCAGGTGCAGGCGTAATGCGCCGACGATGCAGGGATACCCGGTTGTCTATGAGACAGACTGGTGCGGAAATCACAAGATCGACGCAGATAAACTGGAGGGCTAAAAAGTGACTGATGTTTTAGGCTCGGATGTCCCGAAAGGCTCCGAGGTGAAATGGTATGCAGCGGGAACAACTGCCGGGCAGGAAGCCGTTACGGTTTCATCCGGACAGGCGAGTGCAAAGGTGGTTGCTCTTGCTGCTGATGCTGAGTATGGTTCGGTAGTCGTTACCAGGAATGGGACGGTTACCGCTGTTGATGAATGCAGTGATGCCAGCGGGACAGTTCCGTGCGTGGAGGGAACAGCTGTTAAGTCGATTGCATTCACGGCGCTGACGACCTCTGATGTCCTGGACATCCGGTATGTCGCGGTGACCTCGGCACTCGTCCAGGTCGCGGCTGCCGGGAACATCAAGCAGGACTCGAAGGCCGATATGAAGAAAGAGACCATACACGGCCAGGCAAACAAAATCGTTGCTGTCGGAGCTACAGAGCATTCCGGGGATATCGAGGAGTTCCACTATAACCAGACGTTCGTAGCGCTGACCCTCGGTGACCAGATCGGGACCGATCGGACAGGCACGAAAAAGAAACTCACGACGGCATTCCAGGGAGTTAAAAAAATAGGTGCACTTGTCGGCAAGAGATACGTCAATGGCGTTGTTACCTACAAGTGGTTCCTGATCGGCGTCCAGTTTGAATCGGTATCCAAGGATTTCCCGAAAGATAACTTTTACAAACGGTCGATGAAATTCTCCTGCGATTACTGGTCGGAGGCGGAAGTGTGAGACGGGTCGAACAGATAGACGACCCGGTATTAAACAAACGAGCGGCGGCAAGAGCAAAGGAACTTGCCGAACTGCCGGCAAAAGACCTGACGCTGGCACAACGGCTCACCCTTCGTGCACTTGAACAGAAAACAACCATTCTGTTCCCTTCAGCTCAGGGTGATATCCCCGTCGAAGTCCGGCTACCCATGGCCGCCGAACTCGACGATATCATGCGTATCCAGCATGAAATTGAGATAGCCACGGAGAAAGGAAACGAGAAAGCCAAGGATAACCTCACCGACCAGATGTGTGGGATCCTGGGTGATCTCTGCACCGACCCGTCATTGAACCAGGACTTTTTTAAGTCCGGGTTATTCGCGATGTCCGAGATAGTCACGATATTCCGGACGGTGAGGCAGGAAATGAACAACAGGATAATGGACGTCCAGTCCTTTCGCCCGGAGGCCGAGCGGTAAAGGGCTGTTCCAGATATGCTGTGCACTGGGTAAATTTCCGCATGAGTTTGAGGACTGCACCGATGAAGAATGGGAGTTCCTGATGGCTGCCTGGAACGAATTAAACGAAGAAGACACGGAGGCATAGAATGGGTATCAGTGAATCCATCGCTGAATTGTTCGTCCTGCTGAAACTCAAGGATGAGACCGGCGAGGGATTGGAAAATTCCAGCGGGAAGTGGGCGAAGTACGGTGTCGCTGTAGGCGGAGCGATGACTGGTATCGGTGTAGCCGGTGAGAAACTGACTGACCAGTTCCGGGGTCTCGATGCATCAGCTGCAACCACGGCTATATCCATGGGCCTCCCCGAAGAAGCCGTCAGAAACATGATCACGACCATCTGGTCAGCCGATACCCCGCTCGAAGAAGCCGCCGGCCTCATCGATGCACTCGGGCGTGCGGGTATGAAATCCGAGCCCCAGATAATGGCTACAGCGACGGCGTTTGATCTGCTCGCTGATGCCAATGGCGCGAACGCTGCCATTATGGCACAGGAACTCATCCCGGCGTTCAACGCATTCGGGATCCCTCTGACAGAAGTAGGGAAACATATCGATTCGATTACCTACATGACCAGGAACTCAACGATTTCCTGGGATGACTTCGCGAGTGTGACTTCCAAATTAGGCCCACAGATGCACACTGCGGGGCTTTCAATGGAGGACACCGCTGCTATCCTGCTGGTGCTGGAACAGAACGGATACAAGGGTAAGAATGCTACAGCGGCATTCAGGGACGCTGTTACCCAGGCGTCGAAGGACGGTACCGGGTATAGCGGCGTCATGCAAATCCTGAACGAAAAATACGGTATCCAGAGTGGTGCTATCGACACGGTCAAAACCAGCATGTCGCAGGCACAGGGTATCACCGAACGGACAGCAGACGCACAGAACCGCGTTGTCAGTTCATCTGACAGGATGAACACCGAATTCACCAAAGCGACTACGTCAGTCGGGGGTATGGTGGGACCGCTTGACCTGGTGTTTGCTGCGTTCGAAAGACTCGGCCCTGCACTGATGACGATAGCGGGGTTGTCGTATATTTTCCCGTCGTTAGGCACGGCTATATCCGGACTTGGTGCCAGTATCACCGGGGCCCTGTCAGGACTCACTACCCAACTCATTCCAATCCTTACCACCATCGGCGGGTCCCTGGTGGCAGGTATCGCCGCTGGTATTGCACTCGGGCTTGCGGGTGTGTGGGTGCTCCTGAAAACGGGTATTCTCGATGCACTGGCAAACCTCGGGAATGAAATCGCGGCGTCTCCGATAGGCAGCAAAGTCATGGATGCACTCAAGATAGCGCTTGCACCCATCGGGTCGCTCGGTGCAGGTATAATCGCACTCGTGAAAGGTGATTTTGCGGGGATACCCGCAGCGATGGCGCAACCGTTCGAGCAGGCCAGGGACGCTATCAACCGGTCGTTAAGCGGTGTGGGTTCAGCGTTCGGCTCATTTGTGAGCAATATCTCCGGAGCGTTCGGTGATATTGGCGGGGCTTTTGGAATAATGGCCGGGCAACTCAAAGGGATCTTCTCGCAGGTGATGACCGCTATCAAAACTATAATTGATTCTACAATCCAGGGATTCTTCGTTGCCGGGCAGAACATCATGGTCTCGATTGCAAACGGTATCATCGCTGGTGCCGGTGCGGTAATAGCGTCGCTGAAAGACTGGCTGGGTAAAATCAGGGCGTTGTTCCCGTTCTCACCTGCCAAAGAAGGCCCGCTTGCACAGACACCGAACTGGGGCACCTGGATTACCGGCGGGATGGACGCAGCTGCACCGACAGTTCAGGCGTCGGCATCAAAACTTGCGACGGCTACAGCAGCAGGGTTCAAACCGTCAACGCCAGTCCAGGCGAAAACCGGGACGGCTATCGGCGGTATTGCGAACAGTTATGATTATTCCATTTCGACCGGGGATGTCAATCTGACGCAGGACTACAATTTCGACGCCATGGTTGCTGACATGGAGCGGAGACAGGCCATGCGGATGCAGGCCACCAGGAAAGCCCGGGGGCTTCGGGCATGAGTTATGCTGTCACGTTCGACGGGGTAACTATCCAGAACCCCGCCCCGTTATCTCCTAAACAGACAGCCGATTCATTCGATATCACAATCACCGGGATAACCACCTCGAAGACCGATGTTGATAACCTTGTCGCGAAAGCAGGGAAATCGACAAAATATATCCTGAAATCTGGAAAGGTCAGGATACAGACTTTCGGGACGAAAGGCACCCTGGTTATAGACGGCACGTCATACACGAAATGCGTCATCATGGAACCCATAGCGGTGGCTGAAATAGGGAACGTCAACCAGCAGAAATGGCAGTATACTGTCATGTTTTCACAGGAGACGGCATGACCGAACCCGTCAGGTGTCGGATGGACATCGAACTGACAACGCGGGTCATTACCGCTGACGGGCGTATCAGAGAGGAGGAAACGATGAAAAAAGCGTATAATGTGACCATGGAGGCACTCGAAGATGGTAACGGCGACTGATGCATGTCTGGAATTCGCAGCGAAGTTGTTTAACGGAGTCAGCACCGCTCCGTTCAAGTACGTAGCGTTCGGCAGTGGCCAGACAGCAGAAGCGACAACGCAGACAGCACTCGTTACCGAGATTACCGGGTCAGGTCTCGCGAGGTCGTTGGGAACCGCGTCATATGAATCCGCTGGAAAAGCGGTCATCACCCATACCGCTACTGCCAACGCAGCGATAACGGTCTGGGAACGTGGGCTTTTCGATGCTGCGTCTTCAGGGAACATGGCCACCCGGCACAAGTACGCAACAGCGAAGAACCTGGATGCCGGTGAATCTATTCAGACCGTTGAAAAAATCACATTCGCGAGGAGCGCCTGATGGAGAAACTGTATCCAGGTAAAATCAATTCACCTGCGACAACGCTGTCAGATGCCTACACGACCAGCGACGACCATCTCCACCTCTCTGAATTATCAAGCGTTCCAGCAGCTCCGAACACGGTTACCGTTGGCAGCGACGAGACAGCGGTGACATTTCTCTATACCGGGAAGAGTGCATCTTCAGGCGCTGGGACTCTGACAGGAGTGAGTGTGCTCCAGGGCACCGATAAGAACTGGGATACCGCCACGGTTGTCTCCAGGACGTTCACCGCCTATGACTGGGACAGCGCAAGGGTCAACCTGGAGGACGTATACCTCATCCCAGCCGGGACGGCTGGTGAGGACCTGGTCCCTTATGCAGTGGTCTACCTGAAAGGCGCTGACGGCAAATGGTGGAAAACCGACTCCGACGCAGAAGCCACAACTGTCGGATTGCTGGGTATCTGGTTGGACACGACATCAGCTGACGCTACCGGAAGGGTGCAGGTCATCGGGCAGGTAACCAACGGCTCCTGGTCGTTCAGTGCTGGAGATATCCTATATGTCTCGGCTACGCCAGGGGGTATAGCGACATCAGCAGGCACGAACAGCAGGAAAATAGGGTTCGCTGTTTCAGCGACGAAAATAATGTTCATCCCGGAAGACTCGATACCCGGGGGAAGTGCTGGAAATGTCATCGGTCCAGCCTCGAGCACGGACAATACCATATCCAGGTTCAACGGAACTGACAACAAAACGATTCAAGGCTCTTTCGTAACGATTGATGATTCTGGCAGCGTGAATATACCGACAGGACAAAAATATAATATAAACGGCTCTCCCCTGGCGGCGTCTGATGTAGGTGCGTTGGCTTCCGGGACAAAACTTGACGATCTTGCCACCCCGGACGACAATACCGACCTCGACGCAACAACGGGACACCACGGCCTCCTGCCTAAACTACCGGGCGGCACAACCACGTATCTCCGGGCAGACGGCACGTTCTCCACACCGTCAGGCGGTGGTGGGGGCACCGGGATTACCTGGAACGAGGTCACGGGCACGACGCAGGCGGCATCCGCCAACAACGGGTACATCACGAACAACGCAAGCCGGGTCACCGTAACCCTACCAGCGACCGCCGCACTCGGCAGTGTCATTGAAATCTGCGGGCTCGGCGCAGGAGGTTGGAAACTTGCACAAAACGCTTCTCAATACATCGTGTTTGCTAATGTCATATCAACCAGCGGGACATCGGGATACCTGCAAAGCCTCACGAACACCGATGCCGTCCGGCTGGTTTGCACGCTTGCGGATACTGCGTTCACGGTGGTCAGCAGCGTGGGCACGATGGAGGTATTGTAATGGTTTATGTTTCTGCTCTTGGGGCGGCACTCGTCCCTATCACAGATGTCCTGACATTGTACGCTCAGTCGTATGCTGACGGGACGATCACCCTGCCTTTCACTGCTAAGGCAGACGAGGCGCAGTCAACCACAGATACGCAGGCACAGGTCCTGACCCGCCGCCTTGCCCCGGTAAACCTTGCGAATGCCGTATCTGCAAAGGAAGTTTCGTCCACGGCAACGAGTGATAATACAGTCTTCGTGAACGGGATGAAATTTTTCCTTGATGAGAAAATAATGATGGCGCTCAATATCATTGGCACCGTCAGGTTCAAAACGCTGATACAGATTAAATCTGCGAATGCCTCCGGGACGGCATATCTGCAGAGAGTGACGTTCAAGCTGCGGGCTCTGACCGCAAACGATACTTACAGGGACATTGCGACAAGAATAGTGACCGTCAACGTCTCGACGGCGTCCACGACCTACGTAGACAAGGAAGTAATCGGAACTGTTGATATTACATCTGACCAGTCCATTACAACAGGCGAGAAACTGCTCCTTGAGATCACTACCGATGGGAAAGCATCCTCGGGATCATATGCAGCGTATCACAACCTGAAGTTCTCAGTGGCGAGCGGTGAAACCTACGTAGAATTTGGAGTTTTGAACTCCAATGCCTGAAAAAACCATGGCTATGCAATATGATCTCACGTGGCCATTACCGGATCCGGTATTCGAGCATCACCGGTGTATAGCCATCTTCGGGATAACCAGCGCCTCGACCAATTCCGGATATCCCCACGTGGTCACGGTGCAGTACCTACCATGGATGCGGCAGGACTTCGCCGACATTCGATTCACCCAGCTTGACGGGACGCCATGCCCACATTTCATCACGCGATATACTTCAGGTGTGTCGGCATCCTGCATGGTGAAGGTGCCGTCAGCGAATCAGACCATGCTGTTCTGCTACTACGGCGCGAACACTCTTGTATCAGGGAGTAACGGGTCTCTTGTCTTTCCGTTTTTCGACCATTTCGACCGGACGGCACTCGGGTCGGTATGGGGCACAGAGGGCACTCCAACCCTATCAGGTTCGAACCTGGTCATAAGCGCAACGAACGGCTGGGCCAGGGCCTACACGTCTTCAGCGGTCTCGACCGTGGGATCACGTATCGCGGCCCGGGTCTATGTGCCGAATGCGTTCCCCGACCCCACCCATTACCGGCACGAAGCTGGGCTCTACCTCAACCGGGGGAACAACTACGCATGTCGGCTGGACTGGGACAATTACAACGACTCGGCGAGCCGGTATTACAACTTCAACGGAAGCCAGACGCGGGTCGCTCCGACCGGACTGGCTGCCAGTACCTGGCAGGTCATTGAACTGTCACGGATGTCAGACCGTGCACGCTGGAAAGTAGATGGTGCGAACCAGACTGACAATACCGGGAGTTACGATACCACCAACGCAGGTACCATCATGTTCAGCGTATACGGGGCGTCCGGGTATACGGGCGTCATGTATATCGACTGGGTCTATCAGTACGTGTTTGCCGCGACTGAACCAGTAGTCACGTATATCGGCACGAACAACAACCCGGCGTTTAGGCGATTGGTATGTTAGGAGCATTTAACAGATCTGCACCATTTAACAGGCTGCCTTTTAATCGGATTATTCTCGACGTAGAATATGATATCATCGAGAGCAGCCTGTCTGTATCAGTTGCACTTGATACCACCATTATCCCTGCAGTGCTCGCTCCGGTCATCGCTATCACTCCGGGTATCCCGGAAACGAAAGTTTTCATTGATTTCATGAACTTCGACCTCGATACCATCACGGTCCGGAGATCGATTCAGGACCAGGCGTATACCTGCAGGGCTGGGATTAACGGGACGCTTGATCTTGATACTTCGTTCAGGCATGTTTATGTCACCGCAACTGACCATCTCAATGCCTCGCATATCGTTTTTTACGGTGTTATCGAGGATACCGATGGCGCTGAAGAAGCTGCTGCTGATAAACTGGTTATATCTGCGATAGATTACGGGACACATCTGACGGTGCAGCATGTTCAGACAGCATATCAGCATAACACTGCAACCACCAATCCGGCTGATATTATCACGGGCCTCCTGGAGGGTACCGGTATCGAGGCGTACCGGATAGATGACGTTGATACCTGGGGAACCACCCTAAACGCGAAGGTCTTTGATTTCGATCTTAACCTTACCAAAGCGCAGGCAATCACGAAAATATGTGAGTATACCCGGTATATGTTCTTCGTCAAGTGGCGACTGAACGACGAAAATATCCTCGTTCCGTGTGCCTATTTCGTTGATGAAACTGATATCGATACCCGGCTGGATATCCCCGCAGCTGTGACAATCACCGAACCTGATGCAACGCTTATCGGTCTCCCGCAAATCCTGACTAAAAACAGCGAGAAGATCAATAAAATCAGAGTTATCGGCAGGAATCCCGCTGGAGGAACATATGAAAAATCACTTGAACTCCCCGACCTGCAGGCTGATGGTGCCATAGCCAGGGAATACCTCGAACGGTCAGGGGCCTTCACGACCCAGGCACAGGTTGACGCCAGGGCACAGGAACTCTATGATTTCTACATCACTCCGGCGACCACGTATACGGCGTTGTTTTCGCAACGTGTTGACCTGGAGCCATACCAGAAAATAAAATTCGTCGGGTATAGCATTCCTGAAACATGGATGCGGATTACCGAAATTGAATATACCCTCGGGTCTGCTGACGATACTGTCAGGATCACGTTTACATCAGACGCGAAGTGGTGCATGGTGCGCCGGATGTACAGGTCGGCCAACCCGGATCCCGTGGGCGAGATTGAAGCGATATTCGACGCGAAGGTGAGTCAGATGGCTGGGAACGAACTCGTCACGGTAACTGCCATTGATGATGACGAACGGACGATAACCTGTGAAACGGAGGACGGTAGGACAATTATTACCGATCAGCCCTGATGTCGGATTATCAAGTGGGTGATAAAGGGATTATACTCAACGAAGGAAGCGATTTTCAGGCGTATATACCGTACACGAAACCGAATATCGGAGACAAGGCGTATATTTACACCATGCGGAACGGAATGAAAATAGCCATTCCCGTTCTTGAATTTGAAATTGGTAATCCAATGTGGATGTCTCCGGATATGCCCATGGCGGGGTTCGACTGGAAAGTTGATTTTAATTTTAACCTTATACCGCTGGGGATACCACTGCCGTGCGTCTCGACGCTCACAGGTGTAGCCGATGAAGTTGTTGAGGATACCAAAAAGGCGTGGGCCAATGATGAACTCATAGGAAAACAACTTTTCATGCTCTCCGGAGCAAGAAAGGACATAAAATTTCCAATAGTTGATAATACTGAAAATACGTGCACCGTCTCAACATTCGGAAATATTATAAAAGGCGGGGATTTCGAATCTGATACTGATGCGTGGATAGGCGGGACGAATTCAGGTCCACCGAGAGAAAGTGTCCTGACAACGGAAGCCAGCCACAGTTCCAGCCATTCGTGGAAACTCGCCATGAACACGTACTCGTTTTATGGAGCGTACGTGTATCAGAACGGGATTGATTTGACAGGCGTTTCGGAAATATCGTTCTATATTTATGGGTATGCCGTAGGTGGAAGTGCGGCGTTTGTCGCTGTGGGTATATCCAGTGGAGATAATATGACGGGCGGGATGCCAGCGACTGCAAACACCTCGCTACCAACAACAGGCTGGAAAAAAGTTACTTACCTTATCAACCCGTCATATCAATGCCCAGGAATATGCCTTTATTTTTACCTGTATAACAACGGCGTCGCATATATCGATGATGTCCACATAGCAGCCACGGGTACCGGAGTAGCTGTAGGTGATCGTTATGTCATCTGGGATCCTGTTGAATTAAGGCCATACTGTGGATATGCTTCCAGGTTGACGGGCATCGGATCATCGTACGTTGAAGACGGGTATCGCTCCTGGTCAACTGATGAAATTGCCGATTATCAAATTGAGATGCTTACCGGTCCCAACGGTGGAAGCAGGTTTAATATCACCTCGAACACCAGGACGAAAATAACACTATCGTCAACTGCCGGATTTGAAATAGGGAACTGGTATAAAATCTGGGATCCTGTGAACTCCTGTTATATCCCAATAGGATAGGATTTATACCAAAAAACGCAGTACGCCCCGGCCGGAAGTTTTACCATCCGGGTATAAATCCTATAAGGTTCCATCCGGTTATTACATGCCACCGGGGTTCTATACCAATCTTTACGGGTACGAAAAGGCATTGAAATCAGCGCTTGTTAAAAACGTCATCTCCAAATCTGATTTTGACCTCATCAATGAATACCTGGTTGAGAAACAGGCACGTGACCAGATTGGTGCGAGGAGGTCGGATAGAATCGTAAGTTCGTTGATCACCATACGGCGGTTCACGCAATGCGATTTTAAGGATGTTTCTGCCAGTGACCTATACTCGGCGTTGTCCAGAATGAAAGAGCCGGATTCCCACAATGGGAGGCCATACAGCGAAAATACAATTTACACCCATGTACGTGTCCTGAAAATGTTCTGGAGGTGGATGATTGACGAAGGGTACTCAGAAATACCCCTGAAAAAGATCAGCGCCATCAAGTCACCAAATTTTTCAACCGATACCACCCGACCGGATGAGATACCTACGAAAGATGAAATCCTGAAACTCGTCAATGCATGCAGGACCTCGAGGGACCGGGCGTTCATCATGACGCTATACGAGTCCGGGTGCAGAATAGCAGAACTCGCTGGGTTGATGTGGCGCGACCTGGTCTTCGACCAATACGGCGTCAAGATGTATATCAATGACGAGAAGACGAAGAAGCGCCGCTATTCCCGCCTGGTGATGGCGACCGGATACCTGGCCGCCTGGAAGGACGACTCGAAAGGCAACCCCGATACCAGGGTGTTCCTGAACCTGCATACCGGGGAACCCATCACCTACATCACCGTCATCAGGCTGCTCGCACGGTTGAAGAAATCGGCGGGTATTGAGAAGAAAATACGGCCGCACCTGTTCCGGAAAGCGCGGATAACCCATATGATTGCCGATAATTTTCAGGAATCCGTGATTAAGCGGTCGATGTGGGGGAACGAATCGACCAACATGTTCGCGACGTACGTCTGTCTTTCTGAATCGGATATCGATAAGGAGTTCCTCGACAGGGCTGGTATCGCTCCGAAGGAAAAAGAGCAGGACCCAATGAAACCGCTCCCATGTCCAAGGTGTCACACGGTCATGCCACCGGGATCAAAATGGTGTCATAAATGCGGGATGGGTCTGACTGATGAAGCTGAGCAGGACGTTACCAACCTGAAAAAGTTGATCCTGGAGGACCCCGATGTGCTTGAGGAGTATCTCCGGAAAATCCGTACAGCTTAA